TTGCTGTACGCAATCGCCTGCTTCAACTAAGTGGATTTTGTCCTCATACATAAACTTAGCCCAACCTTTTAACATATAAACGATTTGGAACTCAGCTACGTGAATGTGCCAGCCTGTACCGCCCGAATTTTCCGGAGGTAAGTTAGCTTTGGTAATGTGTGCTAGGACACGCCCGTTAGTAGCATCTGCTACTCCTAGATCTTTATACAAGAAAAAATCTCTCAAGCCGCCTCCTTTGAATTCGGCTTCAGAACCTTTGACGTGTGAAAATTTTGTAGTCATCTATAAGACCTCCTGTGTGTATGTATTTAGTGCGCCTGGCGGCGCACAATTATGCCTTAGTGGGCTGTTTAGTTGGGTTGTTTACCCAATCGACATCTTCGTCGGTCATTGGTTGCCATGTATTCATTGCGCTATTAACAAATAGGTAACAATAGCAACAATGGCTACTACAGCAATTTGCTGTCCGTATTTGGCTTCAAATTGTTCAAGCGTTCTAATCATATCCAATGCTGTCCTTTGAGCACAGCTTCAGCACGAGCAGACTGAACTGCTTTGATGATTTCGTAAAAATCAACAAAAAATTGTTGGATAGTTTTCATAGTCCACGGCCCCATACAAATTTCTGTGTGTATTCACGCTGTAAACGATCTACGTCTGCGGCGTTTTGTGGTTTGTGACTGACGATATAAGCTTCTAAGCCGCTCATTTGGCTTTGTTTAAAGAACTTTTTGAGTCCTTGAATGATTTTTGACATTTTGTGTCTCCTTTAAGTGTGTGTAAATGAAACTCAGTGTTTCTACTGAGTATTTAGCATATTAGTGTTTCTACTGATATAAATCAAGACGATTGATTATATTACAAATGTTCTGTATAATACCATAAATATACTAGAGATATCAAAAAAAAAAATGCGTAAAACAACCAGAAGTATATTACAAGAATTAAACGACATCGGCATCAAACGAGATACCGATTTGATAATTGAGAGCCGCGGTTCAAATATTATTCAAAGCGCCGTTAATCTGTTAGAACAAATACGTTCAAATTACGATCTGGAAACAGCCGCAGAATTAGAACGCAGGTTTATTAACAGTATTAAAACTGCTGATATTAATAAATTCAAACGTGGAATCAAGCGCATACAGGAAGATAAAGAATGAGTGGATACGCATTAGAACCAGCTGGTATATACGGACTAGAAGAAATACAAAAACGTATTAACTTGCCTGCCGGTAATAAAAAACTAATAAACCCAGAATTTGTCAAGGGTGTTATTGTGCGTGTAACTAAAGAAGCTTATCCAGATATTGTAAGTAAGATCGAACCTTTATTAAATCAGTTAGGGCATGCCGGACACTGGACTACTGGGTCAGCAGGTAGTTGGCATCCTAAGCATCCGTGGTATCAAATGGGTAGTATTAAAACTAGTGCTGGCGATATTGATGTGCATGTTAATGCTGATGCTATTAGACAAAAACTAGGGCAGCCAAAAGGCGCAGATGAAAAAGCTATTCGTTCAGCTTTTGCAGAATACCTAAAGAAAACATTCCCAGCAGTTACACAAACTGGCGAACAAGTGCATGTAGCATATCCTAGCGGAAATAGTGTAATGGTACCAGAACTTGGCCGTGAACTTCCATCTTACTATCAATTAGATTTTCCAACAACTATGCATGCTGATACTACCTATAAGCATCACGAGCATGAATATGCTAAAGACTACAAATGGGATGGACAGGATCAGCAGTTTGCCATGGCTAGCCTAGCTAATAGCATACCTGGACACGCTGAAAAAACACACTTGTATTATGGCATGGGCGGTGCATTAAAACATCGTGGCACTGGTGAAGTACAAGAACGTGATATTAATGCTATTGCCAAACGATTGTTTAATGATCCTAATGCTACGCAAGACTGGCTAGCTACAGTAGATCGTATTCTAAGTCATTTGCCTGGCGGACTTGATAACCCACGTTTAGCACAGTTTAAAGGCGATATGCAGAAAAAATACCCAGATCGCTTTATCAAAGAAGGCACTGCGGATTGGTTCAAAGTAATATCTCAAAAAATAGCCATTTAAAGCTGATTTTTACCAAAAGTGGTAAATAATATTACAAAGGCCTTTTAAGAAGGTCGCTTGCAGAGTGCAAGCAGTATGGTAAAAGAGGAGAAATATTATGCCATCATTATACGGAACAACAGTCGCTACCAACTATGGTAAGATGACTGCACAACAAACATACGGTACAGACAATAACTTTAGTAACTTTGGTACACGTAACCTACGTTTCTTAAAAGTAACAGCTACATCAAACGGTTCAGCCGCAATTGACTTCAGCTCAACAACAGCTAGTACATATACAGGTTTTACTAACTTTGCTGGTTGCGTTCGCACACTACAAACTATCGGTGAATTATACCTAGTTGGTCCTGGCGGTTCAGTTGGTTTCTTAGTTGCTGTTTCTGGCGATACATTAGCTGACGGTACAAGCGTTGCTTCAAGCTCACCAAGCTACACAGCTATTCAAACAGCTTTAGTAGCATACTTAAATGCACATTTGAACCAAGGTTCAGGTGCTACAGCAACAGTTACATTGTTAACCGTTGGTGCAGGTAACGGTGTTACAATCGCTTAATTAAGTTTATTCCTGTTCGGGATTACAGAGCTTGCTCTGTATTATGGGAAGACTAAGCCTACTTTTATAGTAGGCTTTTTTACGACTGTTAAATAGTGCATGGAATATAAATTATACACTCTTGTTGATATAACACATACCAAGAAGTATCGGGCCGAACCGGGTAAACAAAAAGAATTTTGGCAAGAACAAAATTTCAATACAGTAATCCAGACATTAAATATTCGTAGTAACATCAGTTTTGATTACGGACCTGAAGTATTTGAAGTAGGCGGCCGCGCCATCGGGTTTGATACAGATGATATTATTAGAGTGTGGCGATTTGACTTCCGTACACAGGCAGATAATATCTATGCTACAACGGATGATCCTGTGGGACGTCTTAAAGAAGACTTTATGGCAGTGCCTTATATTAAAGGGCTTAATGAAGCCATGGAACAACAGTATGCAGTATTCAATACAGAACTTCCAGGTAACAACATTACGTTCTTTAGAAAATAATGTACAAACATTATGTTTTGGCAGTTTCAATAAATAAAGTTGTAGGCAAACAATCATTATCTAGGCACATTATAAACCAATCATAGAATAGGCCCGGCTCGGAGCGAGCACAAGACTTATAACATTGGAGAGCCTGGAGATGGCCACTAAAGAAGCACAAGCACAATTAGCTTTACTACCAGAACGTGTAGGCATATTAGAAATTAAAGTTGAGAATATCAACGAAAAAATCGGCGAAGTCAAAGAAGACATCAAAGATATGCACGACTGTTTAGATCGCACTCGCGATACTGTCATGGAAGAATTAAAAACCATGCAGTCAGCTTATTGGCAAAATGCAGACAAATACTATCAACATGCAGAAGATCTCAATGCTCAGCAGTCTGCACAGCATGCCGAATTAGCCGGCAAAATCAAAGAATTACATTTACTCAAAGATAAATGGGTCAAGTATGCCATAGGTGCATTGGCATTTGCCGCAGGCGCTGGTTGGATCCATGCTATGAATCTTCAAACAATATTCAAGTTCTTAGGACTCTAATTCAGTTAAATACTGGATGCAGATTCAAGAACTATCAATTGATCCAAATCCTCATCACCACGAACTAAATCCAGTTCTTTGGGAAAATAATAGCCTACGTATAGAAATACGTGTTAAACTATTGCAAATTGCCCGACACTTTGCAGACTATCTAAATGTATCTAAACTAAACTTAAAAGATGTAACTATCAGCGGATCCAGCGCTGGCTATAATTATAGTCCATACAGTGATATAGATTTACACCTTGTAGTTACTAAGACCAATGGCAACGATGAGTTATTTACTGCTAAAAAGAATCTTTATAACAACGAACACAATCTAGCTATCAAAGGTATTCCTGTAGAACTATATGTACAGCCAGCAAATCAAATACATCACAGTGCAGGCATTTATAGTGTTTTGCATAATGAATGGATCAATGAACCTGAACATGTAGAACCTACCGTTGATAGCAGGGATATCAAAGCAAAAGCTCGCAATTATGCGGCTAAAATCAATCTAGCTATGCGAAGCCAGGACTTAGATAAATGCCGACAAGCCATGGACGAACTAAAAAGATTACGCAGAGCTGGGTTAGAATCTGATGGCGAACAAAGTGTAGAAAACTTAGCTTTCAAATTACTCAGAGCTCGTGGACAAATTGAAAAATTGCGTAAATACATAACTAAACTAGAAAGTGCTCAGTTGAGCATTGGAGAAAATAATGAAAATAGATGACATTGTCGAACACGCTAAAGGCCGCAGAGCTAAGATTTATACTCGTAAGCCTAAACACACTATTGAGCCACATAAACCGCAAGCTCCAGTAGGACCAATGTCAGAAACTGAAGTTACTTTAAAACCAATGCCAGGCGCACAGGAAGTGGATGTAGACGGTAAATCAGTCGGTACAGCTACTACACCGCAAGCCGCAACAGCCATTAGCGATTTGGCTAAGAAAGGCGAATTTACTCCGAACACAAGTGATAGCCAACAACCTGCTCCAATGGAAGAAGAACATGACGAGCATCCAGAAACTGCTAAACATTACAATGATTGGATGAATAGCGAGCATGCTCCGCACGACAGTGATAGCGGAGATGATAATACAGTATTTCACAAAGCCTTACATTTTTTATCAGGTAAAGTGCATCCAGGCGATATGGAATATCACGCACATCACATGGCTAAAAAGTTTCATAGCGGCCTAGATGAAAAACACAACCATCACGGTGTCGACTCTCACGGTGATGTAGGCGGAGACGCCACAGACAGTTTGTTAAGTCAAATCAAAGCAGAGCCAGAAGATGCAATAGGACATGGATACAAAATGTACGAAATGAATAGAATTAAACAATTAGCTGGATTAAATGAAGCAGAACAACCTGCTCCAGCTCCAACAACAACTGCTATTGTTCCAGCAGCCGATGTTGATCCAGCTAAAACTGCCTTGCAATCTACACAAATAGATCCAGAAATGATGCAACAAGTCGAAGACAACACAGTACATGATGCAGAAGGTGATGTAGATCTTTCAGCAACATTTCAAAAAATAGCAGATCAAATACCTGCTGAACCACAGATCCGTGCAGAGTGGGCAGAAGCATTCAAAAAGTTTGACGAGCGATTCAGTCACATTGAACAAGACCCTGAGTTTATGAAAATGAGTCCGGAAGATCAAGTCAAATGTAAACAAGACGTTCAAGAAGTTAGAGCTTTGTTCCAACAGTTTATGGAATTTGCAGTGCAAATGTCTAACGGAATGAAAACAGCGGCAACTGATATTAACAAGGCTACACAGCAACCTGGGTACCAAAATCCATTAAAAGGTGTGAAGACTTTGGCTCCACAACAAACACCACCGGTACAAGAAACTGCCGATGATCGTTTATTAAAACAAATGTTGTCAATTGCTGGCTTAAGATGAAAATAAATGAACTATTGGGCGAGTTTGGTATTTACACTACCAACGAAGAAGGCGAGTTGCTAAAAAAACTACAACGCCCTGTTAAGCTAAGACAGCTTAGTGAGCATGATCAATTCATAGTTCAGGCCATGATCCGCAAGAGTTTGATAACTAAAATAGGACACAATGATCCTACAGTAGTTGCCAATGAAAAAACAATCTAAAAAACCACAAGCCAAAGTAGTAAAAGAACTAGCGGCAGATCTTGAAGCTGACCTAAATCGCTCAATGCCCTTGTCTATACAGCCGGATGGTAGTGTAGTGTATAAAGACTATGTAGTTCGACTGATGAAGAACGAAAACTGGGGCGTTTATAGTATTCATAGCAAGGACTTAATTGCACAGTTTTTCTTAAAATCTTGTGCATTGTTAGCGGCTAAAGCATATAACCATAATCATATACAACAGTTTAAAGACATCAAACAACTAGACACACGCTACTGGACCAACTATACTGAAAACTTAGTACACAGTAAAAACATTAAAATTATTAAAGAAAACGATAGATTTATGATATCGTTAAACAAATTAGAGCATACAAGGGACAAAGCTGAATATTATAAGGAAGAAATTTCTAATATGTTTAAGCGGGCTTTCGTATAAATACACAATAAGATATCTAGGAAAGAATCATGCAAATTAGAGAACTATCAAAGCCTGTTACAAGTAAAAAGCTAAACGAAAGCCTAGCTAAGAAATTTGGCTACCAGTTAAATCTAGCAAAGTTTACAGAAGCTCAGTTAGAAGATGTACGTAACAAACTACGTACTGATATGAGCCAACTTGAAGTAAATGAAAGTTTTGACAATTTGCAAGAACACCCAGCATATCAAAAGACTCGTGCATTGCTAGATGTTATCAATCAGGAAATTATGGAACGTGAAGAAGGCAAGTGTCCAACATGCCATTGCGAACCATGCGAGTGCAAAGATGAAGAGCACGATCATAAGGCAGAGAAAAAAGAAGCTATGCGTAAAAAACTACAAGCTAGTAAAATGAAAGAAAAGGCTATGGAGCACAGCGTTCCAGCTAACTGGATTCGTAGTGCTATTCAACGTATTGAACTAGGCGAATCAGACGAAGAAGAATTAACAGCAGAACTAACTACACGTTACGATCTAAACGAAAATACAGCAAACTATATTGTATACCTAGCAGAAGGCGAACAAGATAAAGCCGAAATTATTATGGCAACAAAAGATATGGTCGACCGTATCACAGGCTGGCTAGAAGATACTGCTCAATTGAAGACAGAAAACTTACTAGAACTTACAGACTCTATAAGAGAAGCACTAGGCAGCGATGTTGCGCAACAATATTCAGAACAAGTTAAATCAGCACTAGAGGCAGTGTTCTCAGCATTAGAACAAAGTCGTGGCGGATTGCAAGGCGCATTGGCATTAGTATCAGGCGGTGAAGCTCCTACTATGGGAGCACCAGCTGGCGGTATGGGTGCAGAGCCTGCAATGGGTGGAGCACCAGCAATGGGTGGAGCACCTGAGGAAGCTGGACTTCCTCCAGAGGAAGAAGAAGTTCCTATGGCAGGCGGTGCCGCTGGCCGTGAAAAACGTGAAAGCGTTGATTACAGCCGCAGACTAGGCATTTTGTTAAACTCAAAAAAAAAGTAATCCTTGAAGCGTTAGGCACAGAGCCCTTAGAAGATGTTCTTTGGGCTCTTCAAAGTGATGCCAACAACCAACACATTCCTACAGAATTAGACTGGCGAGCACTTGCAGTTGAACTACAGTCACGACAAGCGCCTGTAGTTGGATATGATCAGTTCGACGCTCGTTGGAACGATCCAGAGGAAGGTCCTATCCTAAAGAAATATGTTCAGCGTTATGACGGCCATGGTCTGGTATTGAAGACAGATGCTAACAGCGATGAAATGGGAGACGGCGAAGAACAAGGTCCAGACTTAGTAGCCAAAATGGCTAAAAGTGCAACTGATAAAGCAATGAAATAGTTGACAAAGTCATAAAGTTAGCGTATACTAATTAATATGACTTTACTAAAAGAACGGTATAACTACACACCTATCAGCAGAGAAAGTGTAGAAGGCAAACGCTTATATGCGACACCGGATGGCTCTAAAGTTCCTAGCGTAACTACCATCTTAGATAAAACAAAACCTAAAGAAAAAATCGAAGCATTGATGGCCTGGAAACGTCGTGTAGGAGAAGCTAAGGCACAAGAAATTGTAACTGAGGCGGCGGGTCGTGGTACTCGTATGCATAAATTTCTCGAAGACTATGTTAAAACAGGAGTAATTAATGCTCCGGGTACTAATCCTTATAGTAAACAAAGCCATGCTATGGCTAATGTAGTTATTTCACAAGGATTGTGTAATGTAAACGAAATTTGGGGAGTAGAAGTTCCGTTGTATTTTCCAGGACTTTACGCAGGAACTACGGACGGTTGCGGTTTGCATCTAAATGAAGAAGCAATTATCGACTATAAGCAAACTAATAAACCTAAAAAAGAAGAGTGGATTGAAGACTATTATCTACAGCTAACAGCCTATGCTCTAGCACATAACGAAGTACACGGAACTAACATTCGCAAAGGTGTAGTTTTAATGTGCGTAAGTCCTAAAATGAACGAACAACTAGAAATGATAGATGTACCCGTTTATCAGGAATTTATACTAAAACCTGAAGATTTTGCCTATTGGGAAGGCAAATGGTGGGACCGGGTGGAGCAGTACTACGCTTTGTGATAAATATTCCATAAGAGGGATAATTTCATGGCCGTTGTACAGATAAGCAGAATACAAGTTAGACGTGGCAAAATTAATAGTGGTACTGGATTACCACAGTTAGCCAGCGGCGAATTAGCATGGTCCGTAGACAGTCAAGAATTGTTTATTGGCAATGGTGCAGTAAGTGAAGGTGCACCTGCTGTTGGCAATACTAAAATTATTACAGTTAACGATTTAAATTTCAACAATAATTTGTTGAATATTATACAGTATTTGTATAAGGCTAACGATACAACAATACAAACTGGCCCAACAGCTAACAATCCAGTATTACGCCAATTACAAGATTGGATGGATGATCACACTAATGCTAAAGCATTTGGCGCAGCCGCCGATGGCATCACTGATGACACTTCAGCATTGCAAAGAGCAGTTAATCAACTATTTCTAAACCCAGCTACTAAAGCTAGTGCCAACACTGCCGCTGGATATACAAATCGCCGTGTCTTAGAATTACCTGCTGGAAAATACTATACATCTAGTCCTATATTTTTACCGAGCTTTACAACAATAGTTGGAGCTGGTGTAGATAAAACTTTGATTTATTACGATCCGGTTAGTACAATAACAGCAACTACTTTGTCTTTAAATAAAACAGTTGTTACAACTTCAGCTACTACATCAATGATAGGAGCAACTATTACTGGTACTGGAATTCCTGCAGGAACTACTGTAGTATCTGTAGTAGCAGGTACAAGTTTGTATCTTAGTGCGTATACTACAAGCGGAGTAACTGCCGGTTCATTCACCATTACTTTATCAGGCGCGGCATTTCAAACTGTAAATGATTATAGCACTATAGGATCTCCTAGTCCATTAAGCGCAACTGACAGCGGTACGCAAACACGTGGTATAAGTGTTAGCAATTTATCAATAACTACACCTACAGGTATCAATGCATGTTTACAACTGGATGCAGTACGTGATAGTACATTTGAAAATTTACATTTAGTTGGAACTTGGGGAACTGTGTTCAACGCTTCTAGTTCAGGTATTGTTTTAAATGCACTAAGTTCTTTAATAACATGCGAACACAACATTTTTAAAAATATTAAGTTTGAAAGTTTTACCTATGGTGTATTTTCAAATCAAGACATTCTTAATAACCTATTTGAAGATTGTTTAGTAACTGATACATATCAAGGATTCAGTTTGGGAACAGGATCTAACGGTAGTAGTGTTGGACAACAATATGGTCCTAGAGAAACTACTATAACTACAACAAAATTTATTAATATAAAACGACATGCAGTTTACATAGAGTTTGGCACAGGAAATACTACTGACAATTGTAGATATTACAATGTAGGATGTAACGGAGGTGGTAATGCATTATACGCTACTTATCCGCAAGTATACTTTGCAACTTATGGCAATACTAGTATAAATGATAGGTCAGATAGAGTTGACGATTTATCCACACTTAACTTAACTACTTTATATAAACCTGAAATATCAGGACACGCAATTTATACATTACATGGTTGGAAGGAAATTACACTAGGATATATTACTACTCCGGTACTAGCTTTTAGATTACCGGTGGGCACTGATTTGGCTGGAGTACCAACTGGGTCTATTACACATACTATCGATTATGTGTATACTAGTACAACAAATAATTTTAGTCGTAAAGGTGTAATGACTATCACTGGAAATATTGCTAATGGCTTAATACAATTAAGCGATGAGTTTGATTTTGTTGGAACTGATATTGATGGATCTAAACAATTACTATTAGATTTTACAGCCAGCTATATCGATGCTAGCGGAGCGCCATACACAGGTGCCGCCGGCCAAGTACCAAATACTATTACAGTATACTATACCAATAATTATTCTGCCGATACCGGCACGTTTAACTATCGTCGTACCACTTCATTATAATTGCCGTTTTGGTAGACGGCAACTATAAATGCGTATATTATTATGATTGTAGAAGAGATATTTCTCTTCTCGATTCAAAAATCATATATAAATCCCTTAAAACCCCATATAAATTGTTGACTATGAAGAAGTTTTGTCTCTGTTTTTTACATCACTAAATACTTCCTAAAACACATAAAATATAAGATATAACCTTCATAAAGTAGAGAATGACAAAGATAACAGTAATTAAAAGAAACGGTAACAAAGAGCCGTTGACTATTGAAAAGTGGCAAGCTCAAATTGCCAAAGTTTGCCAAGGCATTGCCGATGTTAGTCAGAGTATGATTGAAATTAAAAGTCAACCACACTTCTACGATGGCATTACAACTAACGAAATCGATAATATTACTTTACGTGCGATAGTTGATTTGATTGATGTCGAATCAAATCCAGACATTGGCCATACCAATTATCAATACGTAGCAGGTAAGCAACGTTTATCAATGCTACGCAAAGATGTCTATGGTAGTTACGATGTTCCGCATCTTTATACTATTGTAAAGAAAAATGTCGAAGTAGGTTTATATAGTCCAGAGTTGCTTGAGTGGTACACTGAGGAAGATTGGAACAAAATGAATGACATGCTGGATCATGAAAAAGATGAACAGTATGGATACGCAAGCATTGAACAATTGATAGAAAAATATTTGGTACGCAATCGTGCGACAAAGGAAATTTATGAAACTCCACAAATTAGATATATTGTGGCAGCGGCTACTGTCTTCCACAAAGAAGAACCGAATACTGCAAGAATGCGTTACATTAAAGAATATTATAACGCGGCATCCGATGGGTTGTTTACTCTTGCTACACCTGTCCTGGCTGGGCTTGGCACTCCTACTAAACAGTTTTCTAGTTGTGTGCTTATCCGCAGTGACGACGATTTGGATAGCATCTTTGCTAGTGGAGAGATGATGGCTAAGTATGCCAGTAAACGTGCGGGGATCGGATTGGAAATCGGTCGACTACGCCCATTGGGCTCCCCAATTCGCGGTGGCGAAATCATGCATACTGGTATGATACCATTCTTAAAGAAATGGTTCGGAGATTTACGCTCATGCAGTCAAGGAGGTATTCGTAATGCAAGTGCTACAGTATTTTATCCCATTTGGCATCATCAGTTTGATGATCTTATTGTTCTTAAGAACAACCAAGGCACAGAGGAAACAAGAGTTAGACACATGGACTACGGAGTTGTCCTTAGCAAGTTCTTTTGGCGCCGCTTCAAGAACAAAGAAAACATTACCTTCTTTGATCCGAATGAAGTACCCGACTTATATGAAGCCTTTTATCGTAATACAGAGAAATTTGAAGAACTGTATGTAAAATATGAAAAGCGTACAGACTTACGTAAGAAAGTTATGAACGCAGAGGATGTATTCAAAGGTGGCATTCTAAAAGAGCGTACAGACACAGGACGTATCTATCTTGTGTTTATCGACAATGTGCAAAATCAAGGCCCATTTGATCCTGAGTATCATACTATCTATCAAAGTAACTTGTGTTGTGAAATCCTATTGCCTACAAAATCTTTCAAACGTCTGGATGACATCGAAGGTCGCATAGCGTTATGTACGTTAGGATCAATCAACTGGGGAGCTTTCCGTAATCCAGAAGACATGCGTCGGGCTTGTCGTATTTTACAACGTAGCCTATGCAACATTCTAGATTATCAAGACTTCTTATCTATACAAAGTAAACTAAGTAATGATGAAATACAGCCATTAGGCATTGGTGTTACTAACCTGGCCTACTGGCATGCAAAGCGTGGTCTTAAGTATGGCGATAAAGATGCCTTACAAGATGTTAAATCCTGGATGGAACATCAAGCCTTCTACTTGACAGAAGCTACAGTAGAATTGGCGAAAGAACGCGGATCGTGTACACATAGTGATAAGACACGATATGGTCAAGGCATATTCCCTTGGGAATTACGAGCAGAGGGTGTTAATGAGTTAGCAAACTTTGCCCCAGAACTTGACTGGGAAACACTACGTACTAATATGAAGCAGTACGGAGTACGCAATGCAACCTTAATGGCTATTGCACCAGTTGAAAGCAGTAGTGTTGTTATAAACAGCACTAATGGAATTGAGTTACCCATGAGTTTGATCAGCGTTAAGGAAAGTAAAGCAGGATCATTTATTCAAGTTGTTCCTGAATATCATAAACTTAAAAACAAATATCAACTCATGTGGGATCAAAAGGATTGCGATGGATATCTTAAAACAGCCGCAATACTTGCCGCCTATGTTGACCAGAGTATAAGTACTAACACATTTTACAATCCAGCACATTGGGCAGATCGTAAAGTGCCAACTACATTGATTATTAAAAATCTAATGCAGGCACATATTTGGGGGTTGAAGACATTCTACTACAGTTTAATTAACAAAGCTGGTAGTAAGGCTGTTGAAGATATACAACCGTTAGAAGTAATAGACTTTGATAACGAAGAAGATTGCGAGGCTTGTAAACTATAATGCATCTAAATCCAGTATTTTCGATACCTCTTTGGTCGGACATTTTATACGAAATATCTGATCAAAACTTATCCGATGCAGAAACTTATTTGCATCAATTGAATCGTCAAGATAATTTTGGAAGAAATATTTCCAATCGAGGAAAATCTTTTCAAAGTAAGACTAAGTTCACAGAAGATTTTGTCGACACACCTTTAGAAAATATTTTAGAAATTATTCTTACACGTTTACAAAATTGCATGGCAGACTTAGATTCTCCAAAAGAATTAGAATTCGAATCATTATGGTTTAATATTAATTCCGAATCTGGTTACAATGTTGTCCATACTCATAGCGGAATTTTATCCGGCACATTTTATATTAGTATACCCGAACCTGCGGCACCATTGAAAATTACTAGAGAATTTGATATGATAAATCATTTTTGGGGATCTATCGAAAGTCGTCATCGTACACCGATAACTTCTACGGTTGCTACTCTAGTACCAGAACCTAAATTGTTAGTAGCCTTTCCTAGTTTTATGCCTCACGGTGTAGAACAGAATATGGCAAAAGAAGATAGAATAAGTCTATCATTTAACACAAGAATAAAACGAACATGAGCCAAGCACAATATAATTTAAACACAAAGACAGACTATCTCAATCGAAAGATGTTCTTGGATCCTGCAGGTCCAGTGACCATTCAAAGATTTGAGGAAGTAAAATATAAAAAGATTGCAGACTTTGATGCAACAGCACGTGGATTCTTTTGGCAACCAGAAGAAATTAGTTTGAGTAAAGATGCTAATGACTTTAAAGATGCCAGCGAAGCTATCAAACACATCTTTACAAGCAATCTATTACGACAGACTGCGTTAGATAGTTTACAAGGACGCGGCCCAACACAAGTGTTTACACCAGTATGCAGTATTCCTGAGCTAGAAGCATTAATGTATAATTGGGGATTTTTTGAAACAAACATTCATAGCAAAAGCTATAGTCATATAATCCGTAACATTTATAATGTGCCTAAGGATATATTCAACACTATTCACGACACACAAGAAATTGTTAGTATGGCATCAAGTGTTGGCAAATATTATGATGCACTTCATCTTATCAATTGCCGTAAAGAAGCCGGAGAAAAGATCAATGAACAAACACATATTAAAGCCATTTGGATGGCTCTTAATGCTAGTTACGCCCTCGAAGCCTTCCGCTTCATGGTATCATTTGCAACTTCTCTTGCAATGGTAGAGAATAAGATTTTTATTGGTAATGGCAACATTATCAGTTTGATTCTACAGGATGAACTACTACACAAAGGTTGGACTGCTTATATTATCAATCAAGTAGTCAAAGAAGATCCACGTTTTGTAGAAGCCAAAGAAGAATGTGAGCAGGAAGTTTATCAAATGTACATGGATGTTATCCGTGAAGAAAAAGATTGGGCAGTCTATTTGTTTAAGAAAGGTCCGGTAATCGGCCTTAATGCAAATATTCTAATTGATTTTGTCGATTATACCGCGGTCAGTGCTTTAAAGGATATCGGTATTAAGTATCAACAGACTGCTCCAAAATCAACTCCGATTCCTTGGTTCAATAAACATTCAGATACAAGTAAAAAACAAACTGCACTACAAGAAAACGAATCGACTAATTATGTAATTGGTATTATGGGAGAAGGTATTGACTACGATGCCTTGCCTGCGCTATAATAACACAAAGGAAATATTATGACAGCTATTGTATGGAGTAAAAATCAATGTCCTTATTGCGATCAAGCAAAGGCATTGTTAAAAATGAAAGGTATTGAATTCGAAGAACGCAATATTAATAAAGATTACACACGTGAACAATTACTGGAAGCAGTACCCAATGCCAGAACTGTGCCGCAGATATTTTTAGACGATAAATTAATAGGCGGGTTTACAGAACTCAAAAAACATTTCGAAGGATAAACATGTTAATCAATAAAGGTATTGCAGAAGGCGAAATCGTAACAATCAAAACCACAGCAGGTGAAGAAATTGTCGCCAAGCTAGTGTCGGATGGCCCATTAGGTGTTACTGTTAAGAAACCACTTTGCTTAACGGCAACTAAGGATGGAGTAGGCCTTGTTCCATTTTTGTTTACTACAAGTTCGGATATCGATATTACTATTAATAAGAATAGTATTATGGTATTGGCTCCAACTATGAAAGATGCGGCTGACACATATATCCAGCAGACTACCGGCATTAAATTGGCAACAGCATAATGGGATCTGTTTCATTAGCAGGCGATACAAATGCACATGGCGGCGCACCTTTTGATAAAGGGCTGTCGACTAATGTATTGATCAACGGCAAAGGAGTAGTTCTTGTCGGCCAAACCGGCAGTAATGAAAATGATGATCTTTATAATAGAAATCCTCGTGGCCACTCACAAGGTATTGCGGCTAACCAAACAGCGGCCGCCGGTAGCGGAACTGTTTTCATAAACGGTAAATCCGTACATAGAGTAGGCGATGCAAGAATCGACGGAACAACCGCAGGCCCTGGATCGGGCGATACCAATTGCGGTTGACAAACATTTTTTAGTGTGTTAAACTAGATATAAGTACTCTGTACTTGCCTAAAGGAGAATTAAATGGCTACAAATAAATTTGCAGAATTCACTGCAATCATCGAAGCAATGGAATCAGATTTTGAAAAGTTTTACGATAAAGAAGTAGGTGCCGCAGGCACTCGCGTTCGTAAGCATTGTCAAGATTTGGCTAAATTGTGCAAAGAAACACGTAACGATGTTACGGCAGTCAAAAACGCACGTAAAGAGTCAAAATAAGTCAACTAAATATTAGTCTAAGGCGTTATTATATTATACGCTAAGGAGTATATTATGAAAAAGATAGTTTTTGCTTTATCATTATTGGCATTAGTCGGATCAGCAAGTGCCCATGAAGGTTTTTATCATCGTGGTGGTTGTTGCTATCGTGGCGGCTACGGCTTAGGGTGGGTTGCACCGGCAGTAGTAGGTGGAGTAATTGGATACGAATTAAGTCGTCCAAATACAGTGGTTGTTGAACAGCCTCCAGTTGTTTATACACAGCCTTCAGTTGTTTATACACAACCAACTGTTCAAGCACCTCCAGCAGGTATGCATTGGCAAGAAATGATTGACCCCACATCCGGTGTACATAAAATTGTAGCGGTGCCAAACTAATATGGCATATAGCGACAAAGTAATCGATCATTACGAGAACCCACGTAATGTAGGATCTTTTGATAAGAATGATCCTACAGTGGGTACTGGTATGGTCGGTGCACCTGCTTGCGGTGATGTCATGAAACTACAAATAAAGGTAGATGAAGATGGTATTATTAGAGATGCTCGTTTCAAGACATACGGATGTGGAAGTGCAATCGCCAGTTCTAGCTTGGTCACAGAATGGCTCAAAGGAAAAACGTTGGACGAGGCGGGAAGTATTAAAAACAGCGACATCGCCGAAGAGTTGGCTCTTCCACCTGTTAAAATTCACTGCTCAATCCTCGCAGAAGACGCAGTAAAGGCCGCAATCAATGATTACCGTAACCGACAAAGCTAAGGCTAAGATTAAAGAAAATCTTACCAAACGCGGCAAGGGCGTCGGTATTCGTATAGGTGTAAGAACTACAGGTTGTAGTGGATTAGCGTATGTGTTAGAGTATGTGGACCAGTACGAAGGAACAGAAGGCATAATCAATTATGCTCAAAATGATTTCTGTGTGCTAGTTAGTTTGAAAGATGAACCATACTTAACAGGGCTAACAATGGATTGGGTCCGCAATGGACTCAACGAAGGATTTGATTTTCAAAATCCAAACGAGCGTGACCGTTGTGGTTGCGGAGAAAGTTTTCGAGTATAAACTCCGTTGACATAATTTGAACAAACTAGTATAATACTAGTATTGTTATAACTTTTGGAGTTAAAATTGACACCAGATCAGCAAGATTTTTGGAATTGTTTAAAATTTGATGCACAATACTTTGCTCATAGTTGCGGCAAAGATATGAAGGGAAAGTCAGAAAACAAAGTGAATAAAGAAGCTCAAAATTATCTTGATTTGGCCATGGGGCATTTGTCAGTAGAAGATCTAACTGGGGTAGTTAAAACCTGGCTTAGTTATTATCATTTACCATTGGATCCTAACAAGTTAGGTGAGCCATATGATAAATTTCACAAAAAGTACGGTGCTTGGATTGCCAACAATGCTAAAAATATTACAATGATTGGATGTTACTAATGAGTATGCATCTATTACCGCCCATGTATTCAACTACAGGCAAAAAGAAAGGCAAAAAGAAATTCGCTTCAGCAGAACACGCAAGGAAAGCTAGAGAATTGGACGAGTCATGGAAGGAACTTCAGAAAAAATGGGGTATCGAAGCAGAAGAAAAGAAACGCAGTCGTGCGTTATCTGCTCCTAATTTGAATACAGCATACAAATTAACTATTCCAGAAGGTCGTAATACAACAGCGCACATCAAAAGTTTGGGTACAAATTCGGGTGTTGCAACATTATCACCAGCTAAGGTTTATACTGGTGATAAGGTAAAGGGCATTGCAACCATGCATAAAAGCAACGCAGTGCCGGTTTTTAGTGATGAACAAGCAGTTGACATTTCTCGTATGAGGCGTTAGACTGTGTATAAGTATAAACATAGTACTTTTCCTCTAGAAACAGAGGATAACTATATATTGTCCCCAAAAGGTTTTGGGGCAACGGCTATTAACTTTAGGAGAAATAGATACAGCCAAACATTAACCAATGACGGTAGTAGCGATACCTCATCCAGCGTAAAGGAGACAAAAATGATACGCATTATCAAAATAGGAATCAATATACTAGTGGCAATGTCAATAGTATTTGTAGCACAATTAGCAGTTTCAAAGAAATTTGAACATCTCAAACAAGCTCGAGAAACAGCGAGTCCGATTACAGCACAAATGAGACAAGCACAATTAGATTGTCTAGCTCGTAATATATACCATGAAGCAGGCAGTGAGCCGTTTGAAGGCAAAGTAGCTGTCGCACAAGTTACAATCAACCGTGCAGAAAGTAGCCAATTTCCCGGCGATATCTGTAAGGTAGTATATCAAAAGAATATAGTATACGAAAAAGTTTTTTGCCAATTTAGTTGGTATTGTGAAAATCCAGGTGCCAGCTTAAAACCAATGAATGGCCCAGTTTACACAGAATCAATGGAAGTGGCCAAAAAAGTATTACTGGAAGGTTTTAGACTTCCAGATTTGAAAAATGCTTTATATTTTCACGGTGACTATGTACAGCCCGGCTGGAACAAAAAACCCGTAGCCAAGATTGGCCATCACATATTCTATAATTAAGGATTAACATGAACACACAAGCATTTGTAGCAACTTTTAAATCAAAAATTCATGATTTGTTTGATTTAGATTTATGGGTCAAGAACATCAAAGAACATGCTCCGCACGTAAGCGCAGAAACTATGGGTTGGGTAGCAGTAATATTATTGCATCTAGCTACCGTCCCTACTTTACTAGCAGTTTTGACAGGATTAACCGAAAAAATGCCTCCTGTAGACTTAGTACTTTTTAGTTGGGCAGGATTGTTTTGCTTTTTTATCAAGGCCGCAATTCAAAAAGATTTTTTGAATATTGTAACCATTGGTTTTGGCTTTTTCTGCCAAGCGGCTATGCTTGCTTTAATTGTGTTTAAGTAATTCTGTGGCTAAATATAACTAATAAACTAGGAGTAGGCAATTATGGCCGGATCAGGATACCAACAAGACAGTAATCAAATAACACCAGGGTTGTACCGCGTGGTGTTAACTATGACAAATACAACATATTACCCAAATGCGTCAGGAACAGTTGCGCAAAACGGTAGTGTAAACCCATACGATTGGAGTAACTCAGCATACACCAATGCTACTACAATGACAGCCGCTCAAGCTACATACCTAGCACAAGGAAATGTACGTTGGAATAACATTCTAAACGGATTGGACAATGTAGCCGACTGCCGCATTTTGAACGTGGTCGTAGGTGGTAACACAAACGGTACAGATGCTACCACTCAGCCAACCAGTGTTGCTTTCACTGTAGAATTCTTCAGAGATGAATTTGTATTAGGTGAGTGGAACAATTATTTAAAATCAATTGGACAATCAACAAGTGGTACATACACTAATGCAGACGGACTAGCTGGTAATACAGCCTATGTTGGCATTGGCGGAACAGCAGTTACTACTATTCCGTTAGCAATACAAGACATTGTTACTAACGCAATTATGCAGTCTACTAGCCGTACATACAGAACATTTAATCCACCAACAAGTGGCGACAGTCAACAAAAGATTTCTGTCGTTGCTCCAAGTGCTACAGCATCAAATATTTTTGGTACTGTAGGTGTCACACAAGTATCGGGCACAACATTGTCTGGAACTCCTGTTTAATCTAATTTAGAAAACGCTACTGGATGATATTAGCTTACTTACTCCTTTTAACTGGTCTAACAATTTCAGCAGTGGCGATTTACTATAGTGTAGTAGGTCTCACCGCAATATTCTCTGCGGCAGTAATTCCAATTATAATTATGGGGTCGGCTTTAGAAGTCGGCAAACTTGTCTGCGCCTCTTGGCTAAAAGCCAACTGGGAACGTGCTCCACGTTTCATGAGATACTATATGACCATTGCGGTTGTAGTACTAATGCTCATTACCTCAATGGGTATTTTTGGATTCCTTTCGAAAGCACATAATGACCAAAACCTTGTATCGGGCGACGTTCAAAGCAAAATCGCTATTTTTGATGAAAAGATCAAAACTGCCAAAGAAAATATCGAAGCCGACCGTAAACAACTTAAACAGATGGATGAGGCAGTGGACCAGATCATGGGTCGTTCGTCGGATGAAAAAGGTGCCGACAAAGCCAACGCTGTACGTAAGAGTCAGCAGAAGGACAGGGTTTCGCTTGCCAAAGACATTGAATCCCAACAGAAACTTATTGCTAGTCTTAACGACGAAGCGGCTCCAATACGTGCAGAAGTACGCAAGGTCGATGCCGAAGTTGGCCCTATTAAGTATATCGCTGCCTTTATCTATGGTACCACACCAGATGCCTCCATGCTCGAACGAGCCGTTACTTGGATCATCATCTTAATTGTTATTGTATTTGATCCGCTAGCAGTTATCATGTTATTGGGTGCTCAAATGACATTTGGATGGGCTCGAGAACAAAAAGAAGAACAAGCACATCCTACTATTGCAGAATTGGATACGTTTGTTGGTGAAAAGCCGACAGCCGAAGAACTGGAGACTACTCCAGTGGACAATACTATTGTAGAAGTATCTAGAGATATTGGGCCATTACCTCCATTATTTCCAGATCCTGTGCCAGAGCCAACTGCTGACAGTGAACGTTCGATTCCGATGACAGACGAAAGCGAATTGGAAAAATGGAATAAAATGATCGAAGAAGCAGAACGTCAAGTGGCAGAAGAATCTACTCTAGAAGAAAGATTAGCTTCGGGTGAAACATACATCAATGAACAAGGTGTAGAAGTGCCTTTAGATGAAGAATCAAAAAAAAAGACTTACATGATCAAGAACGAGCAGGGACAGATGGAAATCAAGAATCGGTAGGCTATGTACAAAATCAAGAACAAAAACCAAACAGTTTATGGGCAAGAGTAATAGGCATAAATCCAATAGATCAATTATATAAAGAGTACAGTGACCATAAATTTACAGACTTTACAGTAGATGCTACAACAGAACCTGAATTGGCTGCATTTGTGGAAGAAACCAAACAGTATGGTCCACGCTTTAGTGACTATCCTTTAGAAAAAATAACATACTTTGAAGAGCGAATACATGAACTTAGGTCGAATAACACTGATAACACCGCCGGATAAACTATTCAATATGAGTTTAAGTTATCTATTAGTCAAACCATCTAATACAGTTAAAGAACAATTTCAATCAATTCTAAGTCATTTAGTTGAAGATGTAAATGTTTTTATGTTTGACCAAGATGATTACGATATTGATTGGTTATTAAGCATTGCACAGCAAGTAGAAGTTTTAATTATTGATATCGATAATTGCGATCCAATAACCAAATTGTTTGTAACATGTTTACTTGCTCATCCGAACAGCCATTACATAACAATGGACGACTTAGTTCCTTATAAATTGATAAGTAAAAATCGCATATATAATTTAGATTGGCTAGCCGAACAAATTAAAAATGCAACTGAACAACAAGACGAAGACGATGATACACAAGAAGAATAAAGGTACTGGCATTACTGTAAAGGATGGTGAAAATATTAATGTTTCTCTACGACGATTTAAACGAAAAATTGAAGAAGCTGGAACTTTAGAAACCTTACGTGCCAAAGAATTCTACGAAAAACCAACAACTGAACGCAAACGTAAAAAAGGTGCCGCCAAAGCACGTTGGAATAAAAAACTTCGCGATCAACAATTACCACCAAAACTCTATTGACACATTGAATTGAAGGTGTTATAATGTTAGTATGAATACCGACATTATGATAGATTTGGAGACTCTAAATACAACTCCCGACGCGGCTATCTTAACAATTGGTGCTGTAAAATTCGATCCATTTGGTTCCGAAGTTAAAGAACCAAAAATGGATAGTTTTTATTGTAAAGTAGATTTAGATAGTTGTGATCGTATTGGATTAACTACTAACGATGATACAATCGCTTGGTGGGCTAATCAAAGCAAAGAGGCACAAGAAGCTGCCTTTGACCCCGAAGGAAGAATTGATATAGAAGATGCATTTGCACAACTATACAAATTCTGCTGGGGTGCTAAACGTGTTTGGTCAAATGGTAGTTGTTTTGATATTATCATTTGCGAACATGTATTCCGTAAAATTAATCGTGCTATCCCTTGGAAGTTTTGGGAAGTGCGAGATGTACGTACAGCATTTGATTTAGGAATTAATCCACAACGCCCGCCAGTTACGGCCCACCATGCTTTAGAGGATGCGTGGAACCAGGCAGTAGGCATTCAAAATGTCTATAACACACTACGTACTAGTACAACAACAGAAGGCAAATATATTGCCCCATTTGCAAATCAGAGGTAATATGATTAAAATTAAAAAATCCAACGATATTTGGTGGGAAATAACTGAATGGAATTGCAACAACAACTACATCGTTGAAATGGAGGATGGCGAAAAATGGTTCACAGCTACTCCTTGTAATTCTAAAGCCCAATTTTTATTTTCATTAACATTCTCAGAATATATTTTATGAACAGTCAAACTAAAGAAGTAATGGACATTCTCCAAGAAGAGTGCGCAGAAGTTATACAAGCGATAAGTAAAATCAGCCGCTTTGGACTTGATAATTTTAAACCAGGAAAACCCAAAACTAATAGGGAACACTTGGAAGAAGAGTTAGGCGATTTAATGGCTATGATAGATATTCTACAACAACTGGACATTGTTAGCTATACTAATATTGAACTAGCTAGTCAGGCTAAAGTAGAAAAACTTAAAAAATGGTCAAATATTTTCAACGAAAATATTTCTTGAGAGATAAATAATTACGTGCTGAAACGCCGTAAGGGTTTAGTACATAGGGCATGGTGCCCGAATTTACTTGCTTAATTAAGGAGAAAATTATGAGCAAAATCATCGGTATCGATTTAGGTACAACAAATAGCTGTGTGGCAATCTTAGAAAACGGAGTTGCTAAAGTAATTGAAAACAGCGAGGGTGCTAGAACAACACCATCAATCATTGCGTATACAGATAAAGAAATTTTAGTAGGCGCAACAGCAAAACGACAAGCAGTCACAAACCCAAAGAATACAATTTACGCAAGTAAGCGTTTAATCGGACGTAAGTTCGAAGAACAAGCTGTGCAAAAAGACATCGACTTGATGCCATACACTATTATCAAAGCTGATAACGGTGATGCATGGATCGAAGCTAACGGCGAAAAGCTAGCACCACAACAAGTGTCAGCAGAAGTTCTACGCAAGATGAAAAAGACTGCCGAAGACTATCTAGGCGAAACAGTAACACAAGCGGTTATTACTGTACCAGCTTACTTTAACGATAGCCAACGTCAAGCAACTAAAGATGCAGGACAAATTGCTGGTTTAGAAGTTCTACGTATTATTAATGAACCAACAGCGGCCGCACTAGCATACGGTGTTGATAAGGCAGATAAACGTGATCGTAAGATTGCTGTATATGACTTAGGTGGTGGTACATTTGATATTTCAATTATTGAAATTGCCAACATCGATGGTGATAAACAAATCGAAGTACTTGCTACTAACGGTGATACATTCCTAGGCGGTGAAGATTTTGACCAAGCTATTATGGATCACTTGGTAGCAGAATTTAAGAAAGAAAATGGTATTGATCTTAAGACAGACGTACTGGCATTGCAACGTTTAAAAGAAGCCGCAGAAAAGGCCAAGATTGAATTGTCCAGCGCCGCAAGCACTACAGTTAATCTGCCATACGTTACAGCAGATGCAACCGGTCCTAAGCACATGAACGTAACAATTAGCCGTAGCAAGTTTGAAGCTATGGTCGAAGCATTGATTCAACGTTCAATTGAGCCATGCAAAACATGTATGTCCGATGCTAAAGTTACAGCCGCAGACATTGACGAAGTTATCCTAGTTGGTGGACAAACACGTATGCCAGCAGTACAAGCCGCAGTTGAAAAATTGTTTGGCAAGGCTCCACGTAAGGATGTTAATCCAGATGAAGCGGTTGCCGCAGGTGCCGCAGTACAAGGTGCTGTTCTAGCAGGCGACAAGACAGACGTATTGTTGTTAGACGTTACACCATTGACCTTGGGTATTGAAACAATGGGCGGTGTGTTTACCAAGTTGATTGCTAAGAACACAACTATCCCAACTAAACACAGCCAAACATTTAGTACAGCAGATGATAATCAACCAGCTGTTACAATTAAAGTAGCACAAGGTGAACGTGATTTGTTCAAGTACAATAAATTGCTTGGCGAATTCAATCTAGAAGGTATTGATCCTGCTCCACGCGGCATGCCACAAATTGAAGTTACACTTGACATCGATGCTAACGGCATTTTGAATGTTAGTGCAACTGATAAGAAAACTGGTAAGGCTAACAAGATTACCATTAAGAGTGATTCAGGACTAAGCAAAGAAGATATCGAGCGTATGATTGCAGAAGCGGAAGCCAATGCTGAATCGGATAAGAAAGCCGCAGAATTAATCAACGCACGTAATAGCGCAGAAAGTCAATTGCACTCAATGGGCAAAGATTTTGATACGTACAAGGATCAAATCACCGACGAAGAAAAGACTGCATATGAAACAGCAGTCACTAGCGCACGTGATGCGATTGCAGGAGAAGATATCGAAGCTATCAATTCTAGCATGAGCAAATTGTTTGAATCAGCAGGCCCAATCTTAACTAAGAAACAAGCCGCTGAAACAGCGCAAGCAACTGATACAACCGGTGCACAACCTGCAGAAGGCCAAACAGTTGATGCGGCGTTCAAAGAAGTTTGACACACAGACAGACTAGTAGTATAATAAACGTGTAGGGTGCCCATGGTGGGGCCCTACAGAGTTCTTGCTTAATATAAGGAGACCAAAATGTCACAAATGCAACTAAGAACTATTAACCCAGCTGACTTAGCACAGATCAGCAGAGCCCTTGTAGGATTTGATCAATATTTCAATAATCCTCGATTACAAAACAGCAACTATCCTCCACACAATATTGTGAAGTTTAGTGATAGTGAATATGCTATCGAAGTAGCAGTAGCAGGGTTCAGTAAAGAAGAAATCACAGTAGAAGTAGACCAAGACCAACTTGTTGTTCGCGGTACTCAAAAAGTTTCAGATGAAACTACTAAAGAGTATTTGCACAAAGGTCTAGCTAGCCGTGATTTTGAACAAACATGGACTTTAGCAGAGTACATGGAAGTCAAGGATGCAGAAGTCAAGGATGGTATGTTGATTATTAATATTCAACGAATCATTCCAGATTCACTAAAGCCAAGACAAATCGAAATTAAATAATCAACCGGGGGAGGAAACTCCCCCTCTTAATAGAAAGAGAAAACATGTCGACAACTGATATCCAATTAGAAGAAAAGATTAAAGTAGTAATCAGTGAACCTAAGCGTTGGAAAGTAATCCTATTGAACGATGATTCCACCCCAATGGAATTTGTAATATCATTGTTGATGGAAGTTTTTAGACATAACGAAAACACAGCCCGAGATATCATGCTTCAAATACACGAGCAAGGTAGCGGTGTTGCTGGAACATATAGTTTTGAAATTGCCGAAGCTAAAGCAGTAGAAGCTACAAATGCGGCAAGAACTAACAACCATCCTTTACAAATTAAATTGGAAGAAGAATGAGTTTACGTGATCTCACTAAAGAAGCACATACTAATGCTGAACGTCAGGAATTTGTAAAAATTCTGTTTTCCGGTAACATGGATCCAAAACTCTATGCTACATTTTTAAAGAATCAACATCCGTGCTATGAGTTATTAGAAGTATGCGCAATGACACATGGACTACTAAGTGATATGCCCGATGTTCGTAGAGCTCCTTATATTTTAAGTGACTTTATGGAACTATGGGGATCCGATAGTACTGAAGCACCAAAGATTTGTCCAGTTGTTCAAGAATACTTAGATCACATAATGAGTATTAAGCATGATCCCCATAAATTAATGGCACACTTATATGTACGCCATATGGGAGATTTAGCTGGAGGCCAAATGATTGCTAAACGAGTACCTGGTAGTGGTCGTATGTATCAATTTGAAAATCCTGAAGAAATTAAAACAGCGATTCGTGCTAAAATTAGTGATGATATGGCAGATGAAGCAAATATATGCTTTGGATTTGCTACCCAACTGTTTAAAGAAATGTTAGAAATTGCCGATGAACTCAAGTAAAGTTTGGGATACTCTAATAAATATTCAACATTTATTGGAGACTGAGTTTGGCAGGACTGGCACTGAAATCTTTGAGCCTGGAATGGATCGCTTCAATCAGCCTGGCTGGATTAATCGTGTATGGAGTTCTGATCTTTATCGCCGTGCTCACGTTGACGTGGTTGATGCGAGAGATTCAAAAGGACTCTGGATGATGCATTGTTGCATCTTCCCACATACTCACAACCCTGCTCCTATATTTGGCTTTGATGTAATAGCTGGCAAGAACAAAATAACTGGTTGTTTTCACGATTTCAGTCCAGCAGGCGATACATTCCATCCTATGATTGAATGGTTTGGTTCTGAAGTTGCCAAACTAGAATGGCGTAAATCACGTGCTTTGCCTGATTGGGCACAGCGTATTTTTACAGAACACATGGTGGCCGCAGGCAATGTTAGCGATGAAGCAGAGTTAGATCAGATTACAGAAATGGCTAGAACTACCCTAGCGCATTATTTGGACTCTGTGGGTGAAACTAACCATACTGTAGCAGATACTACCAGTTTCCAAAACTATTATTGCGATAATCAAAAACAAAATCCACATACTCCCCGAGTTATGGCTAGCTTGGGTTTAAATGAGGACGATGTACACGCATTCATACAGGAATGTCTCTTCCCTGAAATAGTATAAATATTGTACTATGCATATTTTAGACATTTTATCAGAAGCCAGCCTAGTTTCAGGTGCAAAAAGTTACAGCTACGGCCATGCTGTTCGTCTCAAGGACAGCCCTACCGCTATGAAAGGCGGAGTACAAAAAATATTAGATGCTGTACCTGGTTTGGAAAACGATGAAAAATTAGAATGGATTGATCCCAAATCCGTTAACAAAAAAACAGATGAAATTTATCCAGTAATACTTGGCAGAGGCGGTGATTCATTGTTTTTTAGACGAGCAGACAAC